TAAATCATGAATAGTAGTCCACTTATGCCCGTGAGTCTTATATGGCCCGTGTAAGCGCTTATTTGCCGTATTTAAAGCGTAGTATAAGCGACATTTTTTATCTAACTCGCCTTTAGAGTTAGGAAATATAAGATTGTGCTTTAATTCTATAAAAGTAAGGCTTTCTTTATAATTCATAAGCTCATTATATAAGTCCGGGTGTATGATAGCTTTACGTGATTTATTATTTTTAGGTCTTTTTAAAAGATTAGCAGACCTGCTGTAACTCTTGTTTACATTTAAGCTATATATCACCTGATTATTAGCTGTGGCCTCCTCCTCTATGCAATCCCAAGTTAAAGGCGTTAGCTCGCCACGTCTAATACCTGTCCCTAGTAAAAGCATAAGCTGGCACTTTAAAGATAAAGAGTACTTTAGCTGCAAATCTTTATGAAAGCCGCCTTGTGTTAAATTATCTTTATAAGATTGAAACATTATAAAGAATAAATCATCAAGGTTATGCTTTTCGTAACTAATAGCTTTAAATTCTAAGGCATCGCTTATAGCTGCTTTAGTCGTTGATTTTTTAATTAAAGAGGTGTGCTGCATAGGATTATAGGTTTTATAATGGCGACTATATATATTAAAAACAGATTTAGCTGTTTTATATGTGGTTTTATATCCACCGTGCGCCTTAGCCTTAGCAAATTCAAAGTCCTCTATTTTAGCAAGAGAAGTCTTTAAAGCTTCGGAGTCGAGCTTTTCGTTTAATAGATCCCCGTTAATTTTTGACATAGGCTCTTTGGGATTAAGACACTTTAATATTTTACGGCAGGTGTAAAATTCACGCTCTAGGGCCGCAAAAGATAAATCGCCTATCTTATAAAGCTCGTAACGTTTCTCCATATACTTGCCGGCTTTAGTTAAAACTCTTAAGCCTCTATCATCCAGCTTAAATTTATAAACACCGTTAGTTGATTTGGTTTTATGCTTTAGCCATACACCTTCATATAAATAATCTTTAGCTGTTATGTCTTTGCTTTTAGATGCTGATAAACCTTGTACATTTAATTCGGCACATTCATTAATATAAATTTGACACTCCTCGATGGTTTTAAATCTTTTTCTTGCCCCACCGAGATTGCGAGCATCAGCACGATAATAAGTGTATTTTTTACCGCCTACGTTTATAAATTCTTTTTTAAAGTTATGTCTCGCCATTATTTCACGCCCATAGGAAAATTAATTGAATAATGGCGAGGATGCATTAAAGAGCCATCTTGCAAAATTGTAACATGGTCGTTTATCATTTCTTTTCTATCGCCATTATATGTGTAAGCATACTCACTGCTGCTTATAATTAAAATTATATTATCTTCATAATAACAATATTTAGAGCATAAATTATTAACCGTCTTGTAAAGCTCTAATTGAGTTACATCATCAATTTTATAATTAATTCCGTCTGTCATTTTTATGTAATAAGTTTGTTTTATCATTTTATTTCTCCTAGTTATGGACACCCCTAAACGGCGTCTTAAGTCATTACTTTACTCAATACGACGTTATTGTCTACTCAATAAGTCCAAAGAATGTCCAAAAAGGTTTATTTTATTTAATGAAATGGGAGTTTATATAGGTTACGGGGAAAACTGCGCTTTCTCCCCCAGAGAAGTGCGCTACCATCACTAAAAATGGCTATTTACCGGTGTTTTGGGGGTATATCTAGGTTATGGGCGATTTTATTAGGGTGGCACAGGGAAACTAGGGTATAGGAATATATGCACAGGAGCGACTCGATAAGTCCAAAGATTGTCCAAAGAATTTATAAATGATGTATAAGGAAAGTGTTCGGAGTGTAGCTTAGTCCGGTAAAGCGCTGCGCTGGGGGTGCAGAGATCAGGGGTTCAAATCCCTTCACTCCGACCATATTAATCTTGATATTTATGTACCAAGCCTGACTCTAATAAGAGTTGATTAACGGTGGTAAACTCACCCTTTAATTTAATTGTAACAATAAATTTTCCTGCCATCTCGCTAGCATTAGGATGATGTTCCATCTGAAATTCATCAGGCATAAGTTCATGTAATTTATCTGTGGCTTTATCTCCATTAATACCTGTCGGTGGAACTATACCTTTTAAATGAACCTTAATATTTGGTAGCACAACACCGAAGCCTAACTCAATCCAAACTTTAATTGTCCCGGAGTTACATATTCTTACTAATTTTGCGTTATAATTATTCATAAGCATTAACTAGCGCTCCCTGTAGCAACGTATGCTTTTAATTTATTTTTATCAAAATCATATCGATAGTCATTAGTGTCCACGTGATCACTTAATATAAAACCAACGGCCGCTTCTTTATCTTCTATAAGATCCTCAGGGTTTATACCTGCGTACCATTGAAATAATACGCCTTCTTCATCATAAAAATAGCCTGTTACAAAATCATTCATAATTATCTCTTAAGCTCCGTGACTGTTAAACCTGTGCCTGCAAACACCCACATTGCGTCTGCAGACTCAGGTGTAGGATATAAAAACAATCCATATTTACTTCCTGTTGTATTTAAAAAATTACTGCTAGAGTCTAGAAAAGAGATAGACCAGCAACCTTGTATACCCTGTGTAGATGATTGTGATGTGGTATCTCCTGTACCTAAAAAGACAGCATAATTTCCTGAACCTGTGGCCGTTGTCCAATAAGCCTGTCCTTGAGGCTTTTCTAAGACTATTGCATACATATAAGATGATGTCGGAAGTGTCCTTTTAGATACATAAGCATTAGCCTGTATTAAAAAACCTGTAATATTTGAACCAATAGCACCAAGAGTCACCTCTGCTATAAGATTCCCTGTTAAGGTGTTACCTACGCTATTATAATCAATAGTATTATTAGCTGTGGATCTACTAACCACATTAGTAGACATAACGGAGCTCCATATACTGCTAATTGCAGCTGATTGAACATTATTAGTCTCAACAAAATTAAAAGCGGCAGAAACTTCACTAGAAAAAGCACTTTTAACACCGCTGGTGTTTACACTCTTAAGTTTAAAGTAATAAGTAACCCCTAAAGTAAAAAGACTAGTGTCCCATACTAAATTATACTCCTGATTAGCATCAGGCAGTCCATCGATAGTTCCTAACTGCGTAAAGCTTCCATTGGAAGATGTTGAATAGTATATCTCAACGCTTTTAAGGTCTCTTTCAGCGCCATTTACCCATTTAATAGTAATAGCGGCCATATCTGAGGAAGTGCTTACTGAAGCAGGCACAGTTGGAACACTAGATGTTCCGGGAATTACAATAGACTGCGTTGCAGAAAATTGACTAGAAAAACCAGCATTATTTCTTGCTAATACTTTAACTTCATAAGTCTTGCCGCTTACACAGTTAGGGATAATAAGTTTCGTCATTTACGTGCTACTCCATAACGCTTCTCATAAGACCTACTTGCTGAAAGTCCTATCATTCCAAGTAAAATTGGGTACAATGCCTCTAAATCGAAGCTGGGAAAGGAAACTGTCAGACCAAAAGCCTCACAAATCGCTTGTAAGAGCGGAACGCATATAGCATGGTAGCAAAGTGCCACACCGCAACACCACCCTATAAAGGGCCGCCAACCGCTTACAAATAGAGACTTATGTTTTGCCTCTTCTTTATTGACCTCAATTTGGGCCATATCTATCGTTTGCAGGCCTTTAACTAATTCAAACTCTAGTTTTGCTTTTAAATCTTTATCAGGAATAAATTTATCTAATATATTAACTATATTAGGCATTAAGTTTAGTAAGCTCATAATTAATTTATGCTTAACTTTATTAACAAGCCGATAACAGATGCTGTGCTGGTCATCATAATTAATTCAATTCTAATCAAACGTGCCTTAATATTGTCATATTTCTCTAGGCATAGTTTTTCATGTGAGTTAACTTTTTCGTCTAATATAGAAATTGTAGGCTTTGTCATGATAGATCCCTTAATACAGAGGTCATATCAAAATTTGTTAAACCTGACTCTTTTACGGCAATATCATATTCGTAAACAAAAGGATCAGTTGCTGGATCTGTTATGGTGACCTCTATTTCATCCTGTACAGTTCCATCTTGTGCGGTGTTTTGGATAACGCTTAGACTATAAGCTGGTATCGATACGTTATTATTGTGAGTAATTTCTATTGCTGGAATTGAGGCAGGATCTACTGCATCTGTGGAAGACCAACCAAAGACTGTGGCGCTACTCTCTTTTAATTGAACATTACATCCTAAAATATAAGCGCCATTTTCACCTGATGTAACACCAAAATTCCACTCTATAACTTCAAAGGTAGAATTTTTTAAACCTAGAGACGGTAACGTAACGCTTACATTATCACCGCAAGCCAAAGCAAATTTGTTAAGACCTAACGATAAATTAATTGTTAATTCTTGCCTTGATCTTAATAAGTTAATTTTTGCTAACCTCTGACACATTATAGCATTATCGGTAAGTGGCAGCATTAGTTCCTCTTTTAATTCCTCTCCATCACTAGCTAAGGCCGTTGCATCTTGTACTTGTGGATAAGACTGAGGCTGATAATTGGAATCCTCACCTATATAAGTTCCAACAACGGTGTTAAAAGCCGCTCTTTTTGAAGGTTTTGTGATCACATTAATTGGGCCAATTAGATCGTCATAATCTATTGTACTTGTTGGTGCTACCCATTCACCGGCATAGGCTTTAAATTTACCATCTTGATAGACCATATATCCTGCCATACTACCTAAAATAGTCTGAATATTACTATCATAGCTGTTTGCGGTGTCTAATGTACCATTACAGGTATATCTATTTTGATATGTAACAGGAGCGGTGTCTAAAGCTACCTGCTCTTCACAAACATTAGCCGCAGCACTAATTGCTGTATCATCTATATTAGCAGTAGGAACACTCATTCCATAAACTGTGTTTGTTAAGTAATCTCTTAAAGCAAGAGCTGGGTTAGAGCTAAATGTAGTTGAGCCTGTCCTTGGATCATAAAGCTTTTTGCCTTTTACTAAAGCGGTGATTGAAGGCATACCTGATGTCCAAACGTTTTGATCATAAGCAAGAATTAACTGAAGACTGCAAATACCATCAAAATCATCACCAACATTTAATTCAGTATTAGATGTAAAGTTACTATCTATTGTCTGTCCAGTTTGACCTCGCATAGTTCTTATTATTGTCGCTCTATTTTGACTGTTTGGATAATAACGAGTTGGCGCTGTTACAATCGAGCTTGAATTAATTGTTAACTCTTCGTCTTGGAAAAAAACTTTACTAATTTCCTGACATTCATGACCTGCCAGAGCCATAACAATATAGATATGCTCTCTATCTACAGGATTAGTAGCCTCGGCAACAAATAGTATTGCTCCGCCTACTTTAGCTTCACCATAAATAATTTTTCTAGTGGCAGTAGGAGCTCTAAAAGTAGATCCTCTTCCATTCATATCTTGTGCCATTTTTGGCATCATGGCCTGACCAACAAAATACAATGATCCGCCAACAATCATGCTTTCAACCGCCCAAACAATAGTAGTAAAAGCCTTTGTACCAGCAGCTGCTGCTGCGCTACCTACAAACCAAGTTGCAACTGCTTCTGCTGCTGCTGTTATTGTAGCTGATATCCAAGCACCTAACTGTGGCATTAACCTATCCTTACTCTTTTAATATCAAAGAAATATTTTCCTTGATCAACATTTATAAAATGCAGACCGTCTTTAGCTGGCCCAACTAATTTTCCCTTATAATAAATAAGGGTTTGTTCTTTAAATTTACGATCTAAAGTTTGATCCGAGACCACAACATCACCGTCTTTTAATTTATATTGATGCGAGTGTTGACGAAACCGACTTCCAATTACGTCTGATAATGAGTTATATCCCATTTTTTTTAATAATTTTGCTGCCTCTTCTTCACTAGACCATGTGCCTACAATTTTTATATGATTAATTCCTGTAATTAATTCAATAGCTTGAGCGCTAAATGTAATGCAATCATTGACTCCATACTTAAAAGGTTCTCGGAGTTTTTTTTCAATAAACTCATCAAGTTTATTAATCATTTATATATATTTCCAATATTAGCCAAAAGTTCGTCTAATTCACTCTGTGGCGGTCTAGACGCTACAGTTAAAGGAACTTGACTGTAAGGAATTCCCCACAATATTTCTTTATTTTGCAAAGCTGTTACAAATCTTAAACTATTATCGTTAGGGTGTAGCGCTTTTTGATTTTCGTCTGTGTATCTTATTGGAGAAACTCTTTTTAAATTAACTAAATAATTCTCACAATCAATAGTGACTGAAGATTGAGCGCCTGATTGAGTAATCGACATAACGTTCATAAAGCCATTAAAAAGTTTATATGGAACTAAACTTATTTGACCATTGCTTAAAACCCCAAAATAAATAATAACTTGTCTACCTGAGTACTGTTGAGACATAGCTTCGGTAATTATATTCGAAGGAATTCCTGTAATAGATAGCTTTACACCTTTAGCCTCTAATTTTTCCGTCTGCTCGACTGCTCCAATAGTTCCTAAATCAGCGCTGCCATAATAAACATTGCCATCTATTGTTGTTTCACCATAACCTGTCCAAAGTCTTAAAGCAGCTGACCCAATGCTTATACCATTAGTACCTCCCATACCTGAATGCGCAGTACATTTATAATATAATTGAGCTGGGGTTGTGGCATCAACCTGCCATGTTAACTTTCCTGTTGTTCCCGGAGAGCCTGTAATAGTTACGCCTGTACTATAAGTTGTTCCATCAATAGAAGTTGCCAAAGCAATAGGATGGCCTGTGTTTGAGCTATCTGATTGGTCTAATATTATTGTGTTACCTTTTGCAACAGCTAAATAATAACCCTCAACGTCATCAATAGCATATCTATTACCCTCGCCTGTACGCACTACAGTAATATAAAAAGTTCGTGTAACGGATGGAGAAAAGTCTAAATCAACAGCAAAAAATGGCTCAACCACATCACCGTCTATTTGAGATTGAAACTGAATAGTCCTAGACATAAAGAAACTCTCTTAACTCTTCGATTTTAATGGCTTTTTTCTTTTTTTTTCTTTGTGATTTATGGCCTTTAATAAATAACTCAGGATAAAGCCTCTGCATCCATTCTGCTTCACCTTTTTGACCACGGTGACTTCTTTTACCATTTGAATTTTTACTTTTCATTTTAAACAACATTTTCTCTAATTGAAAAAGACGTAGAATAAAGAGAATTAGCTCCTACAGTCCACGCTGGTTCATTGTTAGCCATTCTAAAGACACCTGTGCAATTTTGCACTGTAACGGCTTCTGAGCCGCTTAAAGCGGTTCTTAAGCGAGGAAATACATCCACAACACAATTTCCTGAGCCATCTGTGTTTGTGTTACCTAAAACTTTAAATAATTGCTTACTTGCTCCACTACCAACTGTTAAAAAATCACCGGCAAAGAAATAATTAGTTTGATTAGTGCTAGCGTTGGTAATGTTTAAGGAAGATGTGTTGGCAGATAGGTTTCCATTAATAATAGGAGTTCCGGGATTGGTAGAGCTAGTGCCTCTGTTAGTTAAGTGAAGAGGATCAGGCATAATAAAGAAAGTTCCTAAAGATCCTCGTAAGGATAAAAAGAACGAAGACCATTCATCACATTGAGCTCGTGATAAAGCTTTTGTAGATATATCGGCTTCCCAATATTCGTTGGGCCAAGATTGAAACTGTGATTTACCTGTAAAAGGGCTAACAGAACTACCAACTGTTGAAATACCTGACATTCTAACCATACTAAAGCTTGTGGTATTTGGTAGCACTAGAGGATAAACAATACTCATTATGAACCACCTCTTTGCTGTCTATCTATAAGCTGACCATTAGAAGCTTGAGCAATAGCAGGCAGTAAAGCCATTATTTCTGCTCTTACTGTTTGAGCAACACCAGCGCTTATGTTAATTGTTTGATTTACTCCTACACCACTGTTAGGCGTTATCATTCCGGGGGAGTTACCCATAGTAAGCATCTCAGGGCCATTTTCACCAACTAAATAAGACCTACCTGCCATAACAGGGCCACCAGCTGCTCTAGGGCCTACTGATAAATGTGATCCGCCTGTTTTAGCTGATACAGAAGCTCCACCACCGCCAAATAATGATTCAAAAGGTTTAACAAGAGGGTTAATAATAGCTTGAGTCACAAACATATTAACTAAAGCAGCGTAAATTGTTCTGCCTAAGTCTTTAAAGGCATCTCCTACGCTTTTAGTACCCATAATTATTTGCTCAAATGTCTTACCTAAAGCATTTAAAGAAAGTGCTGCAGTATCAGTCACCTGATCATCAAAGCTTTTCATTGCGTCTGACATTTTAGTAAGTGCGTTAGTTGTTAAAATTGAAGTTTGATTAAACCCATCAAGACCTAGTTTTTTATTTAGAGCGTTTGCTTCTTCGGGGGTTGTTTGAAGTATCTTATCAACGTCTTCGCTTAATTCATTTAAAGCCTCTCTTCCTTTATGAACTTTCATAAATCCAATTGTAAGACCATTAAAAAAATCAGCTCCAATTTTCTTACCACCTGTTAAAAAAGCTGGTAAATTATTAAAAACCTCAGCAGTAAATTTACCAAATTTAAGCATATTCTCGGTCATAAATAATATGCCACGACCAATATTTAAAACAAACTCAGCCACATTTTTTGCTGCAGCTTCTGGGCCGCCATCTTGTGAAAAAGCTTTTAAAAATTCAAAAGTTAAATTAACTACTTTGGTCATAGCAGGTATCAAAGCAACTACAAATGTTCTAAATATTCCCTTTGCGTGCAGTATTAATATTGCCAATCTATCATTAAAATTTTCAATTTGTGCCGAGGCAAAAGCACCCAAGGATATACCTAAGGCTTCTGCTGCATCTTGCATTTCTGTTAGTTTTGTTGATCCTAGTTCAAACACTTGGATCATTTTTGCACCAGCTTTACCAAACAGCTGAGTAGCTACCACATTCTTTTCTTGCTGGGTGCTTAAAGCCGCTATGCCATCAGCAATTTGTTTAAATCTTTCATCAGGGCTTAGTCTATTAATTTTTTCTAGCTCTATCCCTAAAGCATCTACACCTAGTTTTGCTGTGGAGAGTCCCATCTGAGTTTCACCTAGATTTTTCTCCATTTTTTCTAAAGCTTTTTGCACTGTGGTGATACTCTCACCAGCAAGAGTTGCAGCTAGCTCATAACCACCTAACTGTTTGGTGGATAGGCCCATTCTGTCTGCAAGCTTTTTGTTAGCGTCTACAGTCTCTAAAGTCTTTTTAACTAACAGACCTAAACCTGCCACACCTACTAAGGCAGTAAGGCCTGACTTAAAACTAAAGACAGCTCTTCTTGCTGCGCTTAATCCTCTATTAAAAGTGCCAAAAGCACCTCTTGTCATGTCTTTGGCAGTTAATAATAACTGTAATTTTTCACCGCTTGCCATTTTTTATTCCTTTTGCCTCAATAGTGTAAAAAGCAATCCAATACATTAACTCTTCTAAGCTCATGTCTAAGATCGTATCTAGTGTGGTATTTTTGCGATGAGCTATCCCATATAAAATATGCAAATACTCATCGCTCTCTAGTTTTTTTCCGCTTGCTCACCATCAGGGATGTCAAATATATTTTCCAATAGTTTACCAGATAATTCTGTAACAAAATTAACGTTCATTCCTAAAAGTACAGACCTATCTTCATCCTTAAACAAAGGTGATCCATCTTCATTTTCACACTTTATAATTAGCAGATCTATTAAAGCTGCAAAGCTGGGTAGTTGTCCTGACGTTAATTGTTTATAAAATTCGGGATGTTTACGTCTAAGCCTTTCGTCTTCACGAACAGTTAGCTTTTTGTAATAAACGGTTAGGTCTTTACCGTTATTTCCCAACTCGGGTACAGAAAAAGAATGTCTTTCCTTATTCTGTTGCAACTCAATGAGTCGATTACCTATTGTTGACATTTAGTCTCCTTATTTTGGTTAATTTAAGCAGCAGTTCCTTGTGTAAGGGTTCCTGTACCTTGTAAAGATACACTAGCCTCTAGAACACCTGCTGCTGTGGTGTTCCAATCAATGGCGGTCACAAAAGCATCGCCATAATAATATTTATCTTGTCCAGCAACAGTTCCTTCGACATAGAAGTTACAAGTCACGGTTACACCGCCACCTGTACACGCTGCTAATAGTTCTGATGTTGCCGTATCTGCATCGTCAAAAAATAAGTCTGCGCTCCCACTCCAAGAATCCAAAGTAGAAACAAAGGCCTTTGAAGTTACACCAATTGTTGATACGTCTACTGTTTCCAGCATTTTGTTTAATGTGAAAGAACTAACCTGTCCTAAAGTATTAGTTCCAATTTTTAATACGGCCTCGTAGCCTTTTGCTATTGCCATGATAATCTCCTTAAGTAATAGATATTGTTGAATTGTTAGCTGCCGTATAATAAAGGCAGTCAAACGATAGTTTTATAACTCCGATCGGATGTTCCGATTCGGAAGTAAATTCGATTTCAGTACTTGTTAATGAAATACTTACACATAAACCATTTAATCCGGGGTCAGAGCCAATGACGGCCTCAACCTCAGCTGCTATGGTGTCAAGAGTGTTCTCTACTTGAGAATTACCCTCAGCTATTCCTTCCACTATAACGTTTAAACTTCTTTGATAGGTGGAGGGTGCTATTAACTCTCTCTCTGCGTCTTCTGTTTGAGTATAGACGAGCAGAGCAGGTAAATTAGACTCAGGAATCAAAGCGTAAAGCCTTGTGTTATAAACATGAGTCGTTGTGGTGGTTAAACCTCCGCATATAGTTAATATGCGGTCTCTAATTTGTTGTCTTACATGGGACATAATATTTACTGTAATTGAAGGTATAAAAGTGAAATTCCAGTACCGTCTCGCTGAATTTCTTTTACCTTGTAGGTTTTTTCAATGTTATCAATAGGATGTTTAAGCTTAATAGTATTATCAACAGCACTACCGACAGGCATTTTAGCAGTCTGCATAGTGATTGTTGGTGTACTACTTGATACCGGTGCTAAGCCATCATCAAAGGCCGCAAAGTATGGATCATCAAAAATAGCGTCAAGAATATAAATATCTCCACTACTTGCCACGTTCCAAGTGATAGGTATTGCAAAGTCATTTAGGTTAAAAAATGCATCAGGGCTTGTGTTAATTGCCACCTTGACCTTCCGCTTTTATAGTACCGGTCTCAGGAAATACTTCTACTTCTTTAGACGGTTGAGGTTCTTCTTTAATAGACTCAGCAAGTTTAGCTTTTATATACTTTTCAGCTATTGAAGGAGCGCAGTCAACAATGTCACCTTTTTTATAAGGCACGCCAACTACTTCACAAGACTTAAGTATTTTAATCTCCACGAGTTTCTAGCTCCTTAGTTTTAACCGCTCTGTCTTTCTTAGCGCTTTTTTTTACTTCTTCACCAAGGCCCATTCTTATTAAGATATTTGCGTCATTTACATCCACTTCTTCAATAGATCCAACCGCAGCTATATCGTTATTTACAACACATGATTTTAATATTTTTATTTTCATTTT